GTTTTTGATTGCCCCATAAGGATAGAATATTGGAAGTATAAATCTTGCAGTTTCTTCTAATCCACAAATAATTGGAACTTGTGAAAAATCTCGATCCAATCCACCAACCGGATCATCATTTAATAAAAATACATCTTCGGAGTCAACCCCGAAAGTAAAAATCCAACATTTTTGAAGTCCATAATACATTTCACCAAAACATGTAGTTTCATCTATTATGTATTCTTTACAAACCGGTCCTTCTATTAGTTGTGGTTGTGCTCTTAATCCAATACACTGTAATACCGTTTCCCAATTACGCTGTTGATTTCTTTCCAATTCCTGCTCCGCACGATGCCTCGTAACTCCGGTAGCAGTAACATCAACTAAAGTAATTCCAGTATAAAATTTCATACTATTATTTATGGCAACAAAAAAGCAGACCGAAGTCTGCTTTTTATTTTTTAACTTAATTTAAAATTAAGCTACTGTGAAAGATACACCATCAGCTACGGTTGTTCCACTTAGGTCAACCCCGTTAGCACCAACTGATGTTCCCAATGCACGGATTGCTGCTTGGACAACACTTGCTGCTGGGGCGTTAGCACCATCAACAATAACACTGATAACACCACTAGCTGCATTTGCAGCAAAATATGCTAAAACACCTTGTGGTAATGTACGAACGATTGCTTCAAATGCTTCGTTAACTGCATCATCTTCTGAACGAAGATCAACTGCAGATGTCGATCCATCTTTTGCCGTAACTAAGTATAACTTAACACTTTGACCAACTTGTGCACCTGAAGTACCATTTAATGTACCTACTACGCCAGCATATGCATAACTTGCACTACGAGTAACTCCGATTGGCATTTTATTTCTCCTATAAATGTTTGCGTTTCCGCATGATAATATTTATCTCATGTATAAAAAAAGCAGACCGAAGTCTGCTTTTCTATTTTGCTTAAATTAATTAAGCTAACTTGATACCACCAGTTGATGTTACGGTTGCTAATGCTGGGAATACATTACCGTATGCACCAATGTTGCCACCCAATGCACGAACAGCTACTTGTAAATCTGCGTCGGCCCATGAACTACGCTCAGTAATAACACTTAGTTGTGCAGTTGAACCTGCTGCATCAACTTGGTATGCTAAAATTGTAGCATTTGCACTGATTACTTTTAATAGTGTATGGACTGCTGGATCTACACCTGCACCACTTGGACCTTTTAATTCGTTTGCTAGGTTAGCAGTGATACCCAGTGTAGTGATCTTATAAGCCTCGATTGGGCTATTGATACCTGTGTTGATAACTACTGCGTTAGCATTTTTGGTTAAACTATCACCTACATTGGTAACTACTTGTGAATCACCACTTACTCTTTGGACTCCGATTGCCATTTTATTTCTCCTGAAAATTTGCGTAAAAACGCATACAACTATTTAGCTTATTTCATATTTTTAGCAAAATTAGCGGCACTAAAATGACTTCTATTGACTAATTTTAACAATCCAGCACCTGTATTAACTACATATCCTTCTCCACCAGAAACTCCATTAACTGTGGATTTAATAGTTTTTTGTTGTGCATCTAACTGGTATACTATATTGTTTTTCACCGACTCGACAGCGGTACATATTTCAAAAGCACCAACAACGCCTTGGATATTTTGATACAGATATCCGTCTTTATTTTCACCCAATAATCTTTGTTGTTTTGGTATAGACAATTTTTCTGGTATCCATTCAAGACATAAGTTTTCATAAGTTGTGGTAAATCAGTACATTTTATTGACGAAAGGTTTATTTTATCAATCAATGTATCTACTGCAGACCCATATTTTTGTATTACCAGTCGTGCTTTTTTTTCTTGTTGTACAGGGACTTTTAAATTTAATTTATCCGACATGTGTGAAGTTAAAATACACAACGGACCATTAGTATTCAAACCACCAGTACCGGATATTGTTTGCGGAGGAGTATCAAAATCTTGCATAAATTGATGGACAACTATCCCGCCACCACTTTTTCCAATTCTCTTACCAAGTTCACTATTAACTGGTATTTGGTATTGGACTGTATTTGGTTGAAATATGTAACCGCCATTTTGAACATGTGGAACATTTACCCACAATAAGTCGCCCCAATAGTATCCACGTATATTCTGTGGCACTGCTTGTTCAAATTCCAGCCAAAGTTTCGCCAAACTTTCATATAAATCTGCACGATTAACACCCCGTGCTTGATCGTATGCCACAAATTGTTCTACACTAGTAACTCTTCGACCAGAACCATCTTTTTTTGTAAACATGTGTTTATCAACTACAATAAGTTGACCATCGTGGTTTCTTCCAAAGACTAATGCCGGATATCCATCCCATTTAATAGTAATACTATCTGGTCTTGCAATAACTCCGTTTAACGCTTCAAGTGCTGCAGAAGAACCTTTAGAGCCATTCATAAAAACTAAATCTTCAGGATGTTCAATGTGGGTTCCGCCTTTAATAGTCTCGGCAAGATAGTTGACAAAATCTAACATATTAATCTTCGCTTTTTAAGCGTCTAACACCACGTGTAAATTTTGTGGGGTCTTGTGCACGAATACTGTTGAGCAGCCTACGTTCAAGCTCGGCAGCATCTTCTGCACCATAGTGTTCTTTTATGTAATTTATAAGATTTATAGCACCGCCAATGACATGCGTAGCACGAGATTCCACGAGATTTTCCCTGTCTTTAGTGACAGGCATGTGGGCGAGTTCGTCAAGAATACTACGAGTCTTTTTTTGCAAAATTGGCTCCAATTTTATATATTTATTAGATTTACTAGTTCTGGAAAGGTCGATTTCCAATTGGTATTTCTACGAGAATCGCAGAGATTTAAAAAGTCAATAATTTGATTTTGTCTCATTTGAGCATCTTTTAACGAAAATAACCCAACCGCCTGTTGCTGTCTGTACGGTATAGGATCAGTCACTCTATTGGCATAAAAGTTGGATTCTAGCCATTTATTAAGATTTTCTAAATTATTATAATTTAAGATACTAACCGTGGTATTAACTGCAAACATGCAATTTACTGGGCTATTATCAATATACCATTGCAAATTGTTTTTTACGGATTCCCATTTTGCAGGATATCGCTGGTATTCGAAACGTTCTTCAATATCATCAATACTAAAATCCAGTTGTACTAATTTAAATTGTTTCCACAAATTTAACAATTCTTCAGTAGGCAATATTGTCCCATTAGTATTGTAATTTAAATGTACTTCCGATTTTTGCTCTATTGCTTTCAAAAACTCAACATGTTCTTTACTTAATAATGGCTCTCCACCATTGAAATGTATAAACTTTAATTTACTAATATCAATAGTTTGCCAAAACTTATTTGTTACACGTTGCCTATCTTCTTTAAAAAACCCCAATTCTTTTTTCCACAAGCTGCTATCACCCGGATTGCATATAACACATGCCAAGTTACATGTGTCCCCAACCCAATAATCTAGTCTAATCAATTCAATTGTATCATTATCATACCCATTATCCACATACCATTGATTGCTAGATAAACGCCTACTAGGTATATTATCTTGTTCAGCTTTCTTGCATTTAGAACATTCTACTGGAAATTGATTTATTGACCAAACTTTCCTAATATCTGTTAGATATGAATCATTAATATTTACTACATTGGCTTTTTTTGTTTCTACTAAACAACATGGAGATATTTTTAACTTATTATCTCTAGCTTCGACATTAATATTTTTAAATGCATCATAACACTTCATTTTGTATAGCTTTTTATAATTAAAATCTTTACTTTCATTCTGTTTTATTCTTTAAACTGGCAAGCATCTGGTTAAGCTTTGTGCTATTAACTGTTGCATCAATCTTTGGTTTTGCTCCAATCATTGGGGTCACTGTGTTTACCGTACTAGAACCCCTGATTTGACTCATCACCGACTCACTGGTCGGACGACTACTAGTTGTAAAAATACCAGTACTAGATTGTCCTTCCTCACCCGGATCAGTAATACGCAAACTATCTCTATCAAATTCTAAGTCAACTTTAGTACCTACCCCGCTACTACTACGTGTTTTCATCAATTGTAGTTGATAGCGTCCACGCTCACGCAGAGCATGTGAAGTATAAATTGCAAATACATTGTCGGCAGTATTAATTTTAGAAATACCACCAGAAATATGACTGTGATCAAATTCAACTTCTTCAACTGCACTACGATTTAATTGTGATGCAGTAATTAATAGTATACTAAA